GGAGGGGCTTGCTGTAGTGGTCGAGCAGCTGCTGGGTCTTCTCGGAGAGGGCCCGGGCCTCCTCGGCGCCGCCGATGCGGTCGTGGAGGGCGTCCACCTCGAGGAGGATCTGCTTGACCCGCTGCAGGTCGTCGCCGGTCAGGGGCTCGGCGCCCTCGCCGGTGTGGCGCAGCTCGATCTCGCTGGCCTGCTCCAGGCGGGCCTTGGCCTCTTTGCGCATGTCCTCGAGGGACATGTTGGTGCCGAGTTCGATCACGGTGGTCATGGCGTGGTCACTCCGTAGACCCGGCCGAGTTCCCGCAGGCGGGCTCGCCGGAGATGCGCTTCCAGGAGCGGCCCGACCGTTTCCACTGGCGCCGGGGGCTCGGCTTTGACGGCGGCGGGGGTGGGCGGGGTGGTGGCCAGCCGGAGCAGCTCCGCCGCGTCGTCCTCCGCGAGGGCGCGCAGGCGCTCCAGGGTGGCCAGGGCCTGGTCGGAGAGCTTCCGCCCCTCGCCCAGGCGGCGCTCGGCGATGGCCTTCGCCTGCCCGAGCGTGCCGATCCGGTAGTGCTCGTAGTGCGCGAGCAGGGCTTCCAGCGAGAGGACGCCGAAGTCCTGCTCCTTGAAGCCGGTGACGGTGGCCCGGGGCTGCATCGGGAGGGAGACCAGGCTACACTCCAGCAGCTCCACCGCCTTCAGGTTGCGGGTGCCGGCCTTCTCGTCCCGGTCGAAGTCCCGGGGGATGAAGCCGATGCTGAAGCTGTCGAGGGCGCCGTCCGCCAGCAGGGTGTGGACGTCCTGCCCGAGCCGGGTCTTGCTGATGCGGAAGCGCCCGAACAGCCCGGTGCCGTCCTCCCGCAGCTCCAGCGGCCGGCCCAGGGGCTGGGCGGCGTCGTGGGCGTAGAGGAAGCGGACTTTGGCGCCGCTCTCGAGGGAGGCTTTGAAGGCGCCGGGGTGGACGACGTCGTCGCCCAGGTCGCGGTCCCAGGTGGAGGCGTAGCCCGCCACCTCCCAGCCGTCGTCGGCGGCCTTGACCTCGGTGATGCGCTGGGGGCTGCCGTAGGCGAGTGCGCCGGACACAGAAACGGGCCCTCCTCCGGCGGATGCCGGATCCGAGGGCCCGCGGCGGGCCGCTGCGCTATTGGACTGGGCTCAGTATACGCCCCCGGCGCCGCCCGTCTAGTCCCGGCGGGCCTGCTTGCCGCACTCCGGGCAGCGGACGCTCCACGGGAGACCGAAGTACTCCCCGACGCGGCGCCCGCAGTGCGGGCAGGTGGGGCGGGGGTCCACCTGCACGGCCCGGCCCTTGTGACCGCTCACCACCAGGGCCTGCGGGGCGGGGACGGCCGCCGGCGCGGCGGGCTTACGCACCGGGGAGCCGCCGGCGGTAGCGCCCCAGGGCCCACTCCGCCTCCGCCAGGAAGCCCGCCTGCCGGCCGATCTGGCCGTCCAGCGCCTGCAGCTCGTACGGACTGACGCCCTCCGCCTCGAGCACCTTCCGCTCCTCCCGGAGTTCCGCCAGCTTCCGCCGGGCGCCCTCGACGTACACCCGCTGCAGCTCGTCGTCCGGCAGATCGTTCTCGTACAGCCAGCGGGGGATGGTCGTCCAAGTCACGGCGCCCCCTCCTCCCATTGCGTGCGCGCGGCCCGCTCCATCCAGCTCGAGAGGGGCGCGCTGTCCCGCAGCACCGCCTCGGGGACGGGGAAGCTGATGTAGCGCTCCCGCCGGAGGAACACGGCATAGAGCACCTCCTCGGGGAGCCGGGGGGGCTGGCTCGGCGTCTCCGCGGTGATGAGGATGCGGTCCCAGAAGGCCCGCCGGTCCTCCGCGATGGCGGCGACGAAGGCCTCGGCGGCGGGGGCCAGTCCCATGGCCTCCACGTCGCGGTCGTACGGCACGCTCACGTCGTCCCCCTCCACAGCCGGTTCCACGCCGCCGGCCACTTCCAGTACGCCTGCTTCAACGCGAAGCGGGTGGCCACGTCCCCCGCCAGAGCGGTGGCCAACCCCTTGCGGTCGAACGTCCCCTCGAGCAGCGCCGCCAGGCAGGTCTCCCACTCGGACGCGGTGCTGGCCAGCAACCCGTTCTGCCCGTGGCGCAGGACGTGGCGGTACACCGTCGGCGAGGCCACCACGGCGGCGCCGCTGCGGCCGAACTCCCATGCCTTGATCGGCGTCTTGCTCCGGTTGAAGGGCGTCTCGGCCAGCGGGCAGCAGCCGATATCGATGCCCACCAGCCCGGTGGGGTAGTCGTCCGGGTGCAGCCAGGGCACCTCCACCAGCCGGTCGGCGGGGACGTGCTCCCGGATGACGAGCGGGTGGTGGCCCATCACCACGAAGGTGACGTCGGGGAACCGCTGCGCGATGCGGCCCCAGGCCACCGCCATCTCCGCCACGTCGGCGTCCGGCCGGTTGCCCCCCGCCCAGCCGATGGTCAGCCCGGGGCGCACCCGCTGCACCTCCCGCTGGCGCTCCGAGAACCACTCGGCGTCCAGGGCGTTGGGGACCACCTCGACGGGCGCGTCGGTGAAGCGCCGCACGGTGCTGGCCAGGTACTGGGTGGAGACGGTCACGCCGTCGACGTGGGCCAGCATCCACAGCGAGGCCTCCCGGTCGGCCTCCAGCTCCCGGCGGGACTTCTCCGGGTTGGTCCGGGCCAGCTGCTGCTCCACCATGAAGGGGGTGAACAGGTCGTCGTCCGCCTCGAAGAGGACGCGGCGGCCGTTCCCGCGGAGGGAGCGTAGCCAGTTCTCGGCCCGCCCGCGCTCGCTGCGGTGCCAGGCCAGCCGGCAGAGGACGATGGTCTGGTACGCCTCCAGCGGGACGCGGATGAGCCAGGGGTCGCGTACGAACACCCAGTCGCAGGGGTAGCCGTGCAGGCGCAGGAACCGGGTCGGTTGCCACACCCGCCAGAGCGAGCAGCCCGAGGCGTCCCCCACCAGCGAGAGCACCCGCGGGCCCACCAGCGGCGCGTCCAGCAGCGGGTCGAGCCGGGGGCGGGCCAGCGTGGTCACGCCGTCATCTCAGCCACGAGGGGCAGAAGACTAACCCTGCAGTTCGGGTGTAAGAGCCCCGGCTTGCTCGAGAGCGGAACGACCTTCCCGTTGCGGGCGGCGCAGGGCTCGTCGGTGTCCTCGCTCTCCACGATCTGCACCTTGTCCACCACGCCCGTCGCGGCGTAGCGATCCAGCGAGGCGGCCACCTGCGCGGTCGCAATCTCGGTGCGCGCAATCGTCTCGCTGCGTCCCCGCCAGGTCGCCAGGTAGAGGCCCTTGACGCCGCCGAAGTCCTCCTCCGGCACGCCGTTGGCGAGCTGGAAGGCGGAGTAGCCCCGCTGCTGCCCCTCCCGGAGGACGTCGCGCAGGGCCGAGCGGGTGGCGGTGTCGATCAGCACCACCCGCTCGGCGGCCAGGGCCAGCTGCTTTCTGGTGGCGGGGTCGTCCAGCCGGAACTGCTCCGGGGTCAGTTCCGGGAAGAACTGCCCGAACAGGGACATGACGGCCAGGTGCACCGCCTCCAGGATGCGCAGGTACCGGGGCATCAGGATGCGGGCCAGCCGGCGCTGCTCCTCGGCCTGGTCGTAGACGTCCGAGACCCGCACGCTAGTCCTCGTCTTCCCAGCGCCGCCGCCCCGTCCGGGCCTTGTACATCATGTCCTCGAACAGGGTGTAGGCGAGCCACCCGAGAACGCCCGCTACCGCCAGCAGCACCAACGACCCCAGGTTCGGGTTGAAGACCATCACCCCTCCTTGAGCACGGCGGCCTGCACCCGCTCGCCCTGCTCCCGGAAGTACGCCTCCAGGTCGGCCTGCACCAGCGGGGCGGACAGGGCGGTGAGCACGTCCAGCATCCCCGGGATGGCGCCCATGGCCAGCGCCTTCTGCTCGGCGATAGCCCGGCTGCGTTCCTCCTTGGGCGCCGCCCCGTTCTGCCCGGGCGGGCCGCCGGCGACGGGCCCGCGCGCCTCGGCGGTGGCCCGCAGCAGCTCCACGGGGTCCTGCGCCTCGCCCAGGCCGTTCGGCAGGGGCTCGAGCCCCACCTCGGCCCGGGCCTCGTCCTTGGTCACCCAGCCCTTCTCCACGGCCACGCTCAAGCGGGCGTACCGCTCGTCCATGTCCTCCTGCAGGGCCCGCACGTCGTCCAGGTCGTACTTGAGCCGCACGGCGGGGTCGGCGTCGAAGTCCGGCCGCAGGAGCTGCTTCGTCAGGGTGGCGGCGTCGGCCCGCCAGAGGGGCACCACCGTCTGCTCGTACAGGTGCTCCTGGGCCTGCTCCATGTTGTTGTAGATGGTGTGCTCCAAGCCGGCGGAGAGGCCGACGAGCATGGCGGGGACGCCGAGCACGGCGCAGATGCGGGTCTCGGGGATCTGGTGGGCCGCCTTGAGGTCGAGCTGCTGGGGGTTGAACCCGATCTGCTGCAGGGTGGCCCCGTTCCCGAGGACGGCCAGGTGGCCCCGGTTGGCGCCGCTGTACGCCTCCCGCAGCCGGTCGCGGATCGCCTCCGCCTGCTCCTCCGTCAGCACCGGGCCCGGCGGCACCGTCACGGCCAGGCTCGGGACGGCGAAGTTGCGCAGGAGGTCATCGGTGAAGCGGGTGGCCTCCTCGTCGGAACTGATCTCCCGCAGCAGGCGCCGCAGGTTCGAAAGCCCTTTGCGGTGGTCGGCGTCGTCCACCCCCAGGCGGAAGTGCACGACGTCCCCCACGGGCACCTCTTCGTGCTTGCCCTTGCCGTTGTCGTAGACGTAGTGCGAGATGAACACCCCGGCGGCGGCGTCCTCGTCGCTGGTCTCCGGGCTCATCTGCGAGGGGGAGATGGGCCAGAGTTGCACCACCTCGCCCGCCCTATTCCGGATCTTGCGCAGGTAGGCGTTCCCGTCCACCTGCTTGCAGTACTGCACCCAGAAACTGAGTTCGGGCCCGGAGAGGGAGGGGTGCGGGTCGGCCAGCAGCGCCATCAGGCGGTGCTCCTCCAGGAACTGCTCGGTGCCGTCCGCCTGGAGGCGGTACACCTTGGGCGGCGCCTCCTGGAAGGCGTAGCAGATCACCTTGAGGCAGGCGTAGACGGCGCTGTTCCAGGCGGCGTTGTAGCCCCCGAACACCTGGGTCAGCAGGGGGTTCCAGTAGTCGCCGGCGGCGTCGGGGTACGAGCCGGGGGAGAACACCAGCGACCGCAGCTCGGGGGGCGCCGCCGGCGGGGGCGAGGCGGCCTTCGTCTCGATGTTCCAGAAGGCGTTCCAGGCGCTCTGCAGGGTGGCCATCGGTGCTCCTCAGAAGACCCAGCCGGTGGGGGCGCTGGCGCCGAGCCAAGCTAAGGCCAGAGCTATAACGCAGTCATCATGACTGCCCTCGGGGGCACTGTATCGCACGAGTCCCGAGGGCAGGCGCTCGGCGGCGTAGGCCAGCAGCTCGCCCAGCAGGGTCTCGTCGTTCAGCAGGCGCAGCTCCGCCCGCTCGAAGGCCAGGGCCAGGGCGTCGATCACGGCCGCCTTGCTGGCGTTGGTGGTCTGGAAGGGGTACACCGGCAGGGACATGCGCTGGAGGGTCTCCACGATGGGTTCGCCCATGGCGTTCTGCTCGGCGTAGACGCTGTCCGGCCGGAACCGCTGGCAGAGCGCCTGAAGGCGCCCCGCCTGGAGGGCGTACTCCACCTGGTTGGAGCGGTCGAGGCAGACCAGCTCCTTGGTGGTGGTGTCCACGACGGCCATGACGGTGAAGTCGCTCGCCCGGCCCCAGTCCACGCCGATGGTGTAGCGGTGCCCGTCCACCGCGGCGGCCTGGGGCGTGGCGGTGGCCGCCTCCCGCACCCGACGGAAGACGGCGCCCTCGTTCTCCAGGAAGACCGCCTCGAACTCCTGGGCGAACGTGCGCTCCGGCAGGCTGCGGCGGGAGTCGTCCACCTCGTCGGCCGGGATGTACGGGTTGCTCACCGTGGGCATCTGCCAGGCCCGCCAGTCCGGGTACTGGGGGTCGTTGCCCCGGTCATACAGCCGCTTGAAGAAGTTGAGCCCCTTCGGCGTGGAGAGGAACCACGCGCCGCCCCGGAAGTCGACCAGGGTGGGGCGCAGCACGGCGTTCCACGCCTCCTCCAACTGGCGCACCATGGCCGCCTCGTCGATGATGACCTCGGCGTAGCGGCGCCCCCGGGCCACGTCCGGCATGTCCAGCGACCACATCTCGATGACGCCGCCGCCGACCAGCTCAAGCCGGTGCTGCTGGCTGTCCGTGCGGGTGACCACCTCCACCGTGGCCCGGCGGACGTCCCGCCACACCTCCGTCAGCATGCGGTAGGAGGGGGAGCACCAAGCCACCGGGTTGCCGGGGAGGGCGCGCTGCACCAGGCGGTCGATGCCCAGCGTCGTCTTCCCGAACCGTCTCCCGCAGGACAGCACGTTGAACCGGGCTCGCTCCCGGAGGATGCGGGCCTGCGCCTGGTGCGGCCTAGGCAGCGTCACCGTCAGGGTTGGCATCGGCCGAGTACTCGATCCGGATGGTCAACGGTTCGGCGCCGGGGCCGGACAGCTCCATCTGCTGCAGGGCCTTGCCGAAGCCCCGGTCGGCCAGCCAGGCGGCGGCCTCCAAGCGGTAGCGCAGGGGCTGCTTCTGGCCCCGGAGGACGCGGAGCATGAAGCGCACCAGCTCGGCGCCGTCCTTCGTCTCCCGGCGCACCAGCTCCATCAGCCCCCGGGGCCGCCCGCCGGGGTTCCCGGAGGCGCCGGGGAGGAAGGGCCGCCCGGGCACCAGCGGCCGGGGTGCTGTTTCCGTGCTGTTCTGAGCAGCCATCAGGCGTT